TTATAGTTCCATCTTGGCATCAACAATTCTACTGCTGACACTAGGGAGACTTGAAGCCAGCTATCGAGGTACCGATAGCTGGCGGGGTCAGTATCTCCAAGGTGAAGTCTAAGTCTTGGGATGCACTCTAATAAATTGGTTGTCGCCATTTATTCTTGAACCTCTAGTTCAGCCACTCTTGCTCTAATAGCTTCTAAAATCTTTTCTGATTTCTCTAGTTCCTCAGCCTTAGCCAAAACTCTAAAAACAGGTGCAACTGATGTGAACCTCTCTAGTTTATTCTTAAGTGCTAAGAAAGGCTTATTTAGAAGATCAAAAATCTCATCCTCAGAAATTTCATTGGGTGAGGCTTTTTCAACAACTTGGACTTCTTCGGCAAGTTCTCTTATATTGCCAGACTGAAAATGAGCTTTGTTCATTCTCTTGAAGAACACATCTTCTTTAGCAGTCCAGACATTTACTACAATTTCGTCTCTACTTTTTTCGTCTTGAGGTCTTCCTGCAAGAATAACCCCTTCTGGTTTTCCAGAGAAAGGATTAAGGATAGTAACAAACACCTTCCCTAAAACTGTCTTAATATATCTCTTATAAGGCTTTCCTTCCTGCATAGCAGAAAATACCCTGTGCTCTGATACCATTGTGCCTTCTTCCATGTTAGCCTCCTTAAATTTTTACAGAGGGGGGATTTCTCCCCCCTCTTTCTTTCGATCAACTATCTTGCGAAAGTATTTTAGCTCAAACCACCCAACACATAGATGCCTTGGGCATTGTCAATAATCATACCGAACTGCTGGTATAGCTCTAGCATCCACTGTGGAGGAGTTGGGTTGTTGTCAACCCATTGCTTTGTCTTAGGCTCACCGTAAGTGATGAACTCTCCAACCTTCTGACCGATAACGAGAACCTTGTCAGTAGGGATCAAAGGAAGGTGGTCCTCTGGATTATCCCAGACCTGCTCAATAGCAAGAATAGGAACACCATAGTACTTTCCAAGCCAACCTGTCTCAAAAATCTGGTCAATAAGCTTCTGTGAGGCGTCTGTAGCAGAGCCATCTGTCCAGAAAGCACCAAACTTAGTTACAGGAGTAAGGGCTTCTCTAGAACCAACGATAAGCTTGGCTCCAGGTGTAGTCTGATTAATTCTGTTAATGGCATTTTCTAGTGCCACAGCAGTAATAGCACCACCAACACTTGTGAAGTTATTAGGTGTATTACCAACTGTCCAAACAGATGTAAGGGCAGTAAACACCTTATTTACAAAGAAATCTCTTAGCTTGTTTCTCATTTCAGCAGAAATTGAATCAACAGTTCCAATCTCGCCTCTTTCTAGTTCCCACTCATTATAAGTAACCTTTACATCCGCCCCATCCAAGATGAAGTTGATGCGGTCACTGATTGTGATTTCAGAAGCTAGATGAATAGCGCCAGGAACCAAAGTTCTAACATTGATTCCTTTTCTTACCTTCTTAACTAGCAAATCCCCGGCTGTTAAAGAACGGGTATCTAGAAGAAGGTCTAGGACCTGTGTGGTCAAGTGATTTGGCTCAATAAATTCCACCAAAACCTGAGCAAACGTTTCCCTCTTGTCAGGGTCACGCATCATTTCCGCCAAAGCAACCTTATAATCTTTATCGCTCATGGTTATATAAAACCTCCTATCAGTTTATATCAATTAGGGTTGAAGTGATCTAAATGTTAACTTCATACCGTCTAATTCAAAACGTTCAACAACAGCTACAGCATTTGTAGCAGTTGCATTCCACTTCAACTTCCCATCATCTGTGTCTCCGGCAGCAGAAACAACTAGATATTCACCAACACTCAAACCTGTACTATAAATGAATGAGCCTGATGGGACTGTGAACACACCGCCCCCAAATGCCAAAGCCATAGAACCGGAAGGAATAGTCAAACCTTCCTTCTGTCCAGGCCATGTCATGTGAACAGCACTAGGGTCTAGGGGTAAGTTACCAGCCTGATCAAATCCACCATGTCTTAATGAGAATGCTCCAATTGAAGGTGAAGGAACATACATAGGCATAGTCTGATCTGGAGCAGTAAATGTAACAATGTAGTAAGCTCTTCCTGCTTCTGTCGCGCTATTAGCGTATCTAACTCCTGGCAAATCTCCTCTGCTTCCAAAGTCAACTGTACCAGCAGCGTTAGGAGTTAAAACAACCATACGGCCTTCTGCAATAGGCTCTTGAACTACAACTCCTAAAATATCAGAATACTTATTGATTTCCATTTTTCAAAATTCCTCCTATTTATTTCTTAGAAAGGTCTTCTCTAAGCTTTTTAACAATTTCTGAGGTTGATAGTTCTTCTTCTTCCTCAGAAGATACGTTTGGAAGGTCTGTTTGTGTGCCAAGCTTTTTCTTTCCGGCCTCACCCTTCTTCTGCTTTGATGCGAATAGGGCTAGGTCTTGAATCATGAACTCAAGTGATTCCATGCTCATTGCCAAAAGCTTCTCGGCCTTCTCATCTTTCAAATAATCATCAGGAAGTGTAACGCCAGCCTTCTCAAACAAGGTAACGATACTTTGAAGCTTCTGCTTTCTGGCTTCTGCCGCTTCAACCTCTTCCTTAAACTTAGTTAAATCTGTATTAGCCTTTTCTAAGTCAGTAACTTTAGCAGAAAGTGTTTCAACATCTGATACTTTTGGAGCACTCTCTAGCTTAGTAGTTAATTCACCATTAATTCTAAGTTGGTCGGCTAGTTTATTTTCTAGCTCTGTAATCTTCTCATCCATTAGTTTTCTTTCCTCCTCTTGGGATGCCATGCCAACTATAGGAGTTCTTCCTTCGTAGGCTGGCATATTAACGATTGTTGCGGCTGATAGTGCAATATCGTGCAATGCTTCTACTTCGCCTTCCTCTTTTATAGAATTTTTATATAAAATCTCCCATGATAGTTGTGGTGCTGTTCCCTCAGCATTCATTTGCTCCAGCACATTTACTTCATTAGGAAATTCTTTAGACCATAGTGCGGCGATACCTTCGACAATATCATCTTTTTGTCCCAAACTTGTAATTGTTCCAATAGGCACTGAGAATTCATGCCCATCACGGATGTATTTTCTTGCCATTTTAATAGGCATATGAACACCCGTCTTAATTAAGTTGGCAAATTCTTCCTGTGGAACTCTCTGCTTGTTGTAGTTTGGCTTGTCGTCAGTCAAAATAAACTTAATCCAACGTATAGTTGGGTTCAATGAAAGGGACGCAAATGTTTCTTCCCCTTCATTCTTATTTAATTTTACAATATTTGAGAAAATTTTGTGTGTTTTTATAGCAATATTTTCCATTTTTATACCTATTGGACAGTTTTGGCTGGTTCTTCGTCAATTTTTTCTGGTAAATTCGACAAAATTGCTCCGACAGCCAGTACCATTTCAAATAATTCTATTTCATCTGGATCAAAACCACCTTCTATTGATGCCTTTTTCTCATCTTGCATAGGAGTGTGTCCAGTTCTTTTAAAATAACTAATTGCACAAATTCTTTTGGCATCCTGTAGAGACTTTCCTTTTGCTAACTCTGTCTGTTTACAACGTTCATATTCCGCTGGCATTATTTATTCTCCTTACTTGGAGCAGGCTTAGTTTTCTTTACTGGAGCGACATCTTCACCCGGCTTTGGACTAAAAGGAACAGGCGCAAATTCTTCTAAGTCTAGCTCTTTAAGTTTTTCATTTTCTACTACTCTCTTATCCATTTCTTCGTAGAAGTCGTATCCAAATGCAGCGGTATACTCTTCTCTTGATAGGTTTCCTGATGAATATACAGATGCAAGACCCTGAACAAATGTTGTTACACTCATCATATTAATTGGTCTGAACTTTACAGTTATATCACCAGAAAAACCATTTTCCTTTGCTATAACTTCAAATATTTCTGATGCTATAGGAATAAGAGCTTCTTGAATTCTTCTCATTGTATGTAATGGGGAAACTGTGGCAATATCGGGGTCTGATGTAAAAGATTTTTCTGTCTCTCCTGTAACCATAATTCTAGGAAATCCAAGACCAACAGCGATATCGCTATTAATGTTCTTGTACTTAGCCTCATCTAGAAGTGCTGAAACCTCAGGGAATACCCACTCAACAGTTAGTGTGTGGTTTCCAAAAAGTTGAAATACTTTTTCTACGTCCCTCTGAGTTTTAGATTCTCTCCACAACATTTCTTGTTTTAATTTTTCTAGCTGGTCTTCATTATCCTCAGTAAGAGGAAATTCGTCACTTCCCAACTTTACAAGTAAAATGGCTGTAATAACTCTAGATGCAATTGAGTAGTCCATTCTTCTTAGATTTCTCTTATGCTCTAGAGATTCTATTGAAGACATTAAATATGGAATAGGGTACGGACTTCCTGTTATAGTTCTATAGCGAAGAACCAGCGGATTGTCTAGTAAAACTTCTAGTTTTCCGGCTTTTACTGCGGCAATAAATTCTGGCATTTCTTTTACTAGTTTAGCATATAGCTCTTTATCTTCTGTACCATCACCATATTTTCCTTCATTCAAAATGAATATTTTTACTTCTTCTGGAATTTTCATGAAGTAAGAAACTTTACCACCAATAAGAGGACTTTTTATTTTCATAAGAGTTGGATCACGAAGCCACATAGAACTAGGAAGAAGTAATTCTTCAAATCTTTTAATTCCTAATCTTTCTAGTTCTGTTTTATCGGCCATAGCAAACTCTACTTCTGGAATTACAAGGCCAGAGATTAAATACTCAAGTGCAGCATTTCTTAGGAATGCTAAAACAGCTGGCTTTGTAGCATTGAAAATAGTCTTCAATGATTTTCTTGATGATTTTTCTCTTAAGGTTAAATCATTAACAGAAATATCAACAATTTTGTTTATAACTGTTGATGCAAAAGGATCACGTTTGTAGAAATATCTGCATCTTTCTACAATCTTACACCAATCTGTATTATCCTTTATTTTTTCCAGCTTGTCTACGTTTTCTGGAATCCAAGGAGTTGCTGGTGTTAAATTTCCAGACAATATTTGAAAACTTGCAACTGCTTTTTGAGAAATTTTTACTGCTTTAGCTTCCTCTACCATAGTTTTCTCCCAACAACCATCTAGATGTTATCAGTCTCTTAGACTTTGGTCTATTCTGAGATAGGTCTTTCTTTATGTAATTTGCTACCATTCCACATAGCAATGCTGATGTGTGGTGATCTTCCCCTCTAGCTCCTCCTCTAAGAGTTAATGTCCTATAAACAATTTCTCCAGATGGATTCTTAGTATACGTCATTCTTTCTAATTCTGAAATAAGTTCCATATCTGTAGAAGAAAATACTAGTTTATGAGCATTAACATACTCTTGGGTTACAGATACAGAGAAGGGCTTCATTTTTACCTTGATTTCTTCTCCCTCAGTATTTATTCCAAGAATTATATTGGTAGCAAAGTCTACTAAAATCAAGCGTTTGTCATAATCTTTATGTGTAAATTCATCTGCTTGCAATAAATCTTGAGCTACCGGCTTTCCTGGCCCACCTGTATCTATTCCTATTATATCAAATTTGTTGAACTTTGTATCCAAAAAGTCAAGTATTTTCTTTTGAATTGGATATGTAACCTTAGTTAACTGAATTCTTGCGTGGTATTTTATAGCATAATCTTTAGAATAAAGTATATGAATAGCCGTTGGGTCTGTATACCCAAGATCGACTCCCATTATTGTGTAGTCAACCTTTTCTTCTATTCTTGGAATTAGCTGTAGCTTAGAGAAATATTCAGATAAATCATCCATTTTGACACCATCTATCTTAATCTTATATACAGGGTAAGTCTGTAGTAGCATCAAATTTCTATCAAAGACAGAGAATGTAGGAGCACCGTGTCTTCCTAAAACGTGGTGAAGATAGTCGTCACTGTCTGCCCCCTGATATTGTATAATATTTTCTTCGTCTTTTTCTTTACTATACCTAGGATTTTGGTGTGCTGAAATTCTATGTCTGCTGAATTTTTCATCTACTTCGTCCGTGTAGTAAAGAACGTTTTGTTCTCTAACTCCTGTAGGAACTCCCGAAACAATCTGTCTATGGCCCTTCTGCCACACATTTAAAGTAGGCTGAAGTTCAATCCAAGTACCCCAAGGATAAAATCCAGCCTCGTCTAGGATTTCAAAAGGGCTATGCATACCAACAACGTTGGAACCAGTTCCAGTTGTTCCAGCAATTCTACAGTCAAGCGTTGTATAGTTCAATAATTTTATTGTGTGGGTAGATGAGTTGATTCCGCCCTTATGGTCAATAAACTGCTTGAGTACACTGTTTGTTCTAAATGACCTAGTTAAACTATCAAATACAGGGTCAAGGTGGACCTTGTTTGGAACAGTATAAACTAAGTAATCTCCCTTAAAGACTTGATTAACCATGTACCAACAAATAACATCTGTAAGAGAAAGGGTTTTTCCCACTGATCTTCCACAACAAAAACTTACATATGAGTTAAAATCACAAATAAATTCTTTTTGATATGGAGTATACTC